AGTGACATCTTCATCTAAATCAGGATAGGCAGCAGGGTCTAGTGCTATCTGCTTCAGCAAGATACCCGATCACTTCAAAGCAATCGTAATCCTCCAACATTCCCACAATATCTCCTTTGCTCATAAAATCGTTCATTTTGTAACCCTCTGTTGATTGCTTATAAAGCACACACCATACGTATAAATGGTTTCGTGACGGTTTCGAGATATTTTTTGTCGGAATCTGACAACTCTTCACCATCATATTCTAGCCATTCTTTTGCGGTTTTTTTTGTGCATCCGCCCCAAACAATAGCCCTGTCTAATATTATTATTATATAAGGGCTTATTTGTATGCATTGCACTCTTTCTCCTGCACATCCAGTAGCACCTCTGAGGTTGGCATCACTGAGGTCGGCATCACTGAGGTTGGCATAACTGAGGTTGGCATCACTGAGGTTGGCATAACTGAGGTTGGCACCACTGAGGTTGGCATCACTGAGGTTGGCATAACTGAGGTCGGCACCTCTGAGGTCGGCACCACTGAGGTCGGCACCTCTGAGGTTGGCATAACTGAGGTTGGCATCACTGAGGTCGGCATAACTGAGGTTGGCACCACTGAGGTTGGCACCATAGAGGTCGGCACCTCTGAGGTCGGCACCACTGAGGTTGGCACGTATTCCTCCTTCGTCCGAACTCAGCCACTTACAATGATTTGATAATATCTCTACCAGCTCATTTTTTGTCGTGTTCATTTTGTAACCCTCTGTTGACCTGCTGACAGGTTAGATCAGCGTCATGTTATTTTGTATCGTGGAATGTACGTACGCATATTTGCAAATCTTTGTAATAAGTCACTCGAATAAGTCGCAGGTTTTACTCTCTGTAACAAAACGAGAACCGGCCATTGAAAGATTTATTTTCGCCTGCTTGAAATAGCTGTCTTTTAATTCTATTCCTATGGCTTTTCTATTTAAAGATACAGGGCTATAAACCTCGCTACCAACGCCCATAAATGGCGTTAAAACAGTTTCACCAATGTTCGAATACAGATCAACAAGCCTATCTATTACATCAAGCTGTAACGGATGTACATGCTTCTCATCATCCTCCTCTCTAGCATCGCGGAAAGGCAAAACATTGTCTATCCTAATGTCATCCCAAACGCTAGACGCATAACGCTGCCAGATGTAATGACTCAGTTTGTTTGATTTTGGGTCTTCGTGGTCATAAAACATTTTATTTAACGTTTCCCACAACTCCTCAGCCGTTAGCTTTGATTCGTTGGCGTTATTCCAAGCCTGTAGTATGTTTGGAAGTATTGGTGTGTCTCCAGCATACCGCTTAAACCCGCATGAATGCGTTACAGGAACGGCGTTGTCGCCTTTCTTTGTAAGTATCAACACATAGTCAGGCATAGCCGTGAAACATTGTGTAGAGTCTTCTACAATCAATTTGTGCATCAGGCTCTTAACCATTGTCCGCATTCTTACCTTGAGCGGCTCTTTCCATATAGTGATTCTGTTTCTGTACTGGAAACCGTACTTTTCATGTATTCGGATTATCTCGTGCGGAAAATCCCATAGCCTGCAAGCATTGTCAAAAACATCGGTACAATGAACCGCTGTTATCCTTCCTGGCTTTGTAACCCTAGCCATTTGAGCAATAAGGTAATCATACTGCTCCAGAAACTGCTCTTTATTCTCACAATTTGAAAAATCACGCTCACTCGAGCTGTAATTGTACAATCCTGCAAATGGTGGGCTATAGATTGATAGGTCAACAGATTCATCCGGTATCGACTGCAATACATCCATACAGTCCCCATTATAAATAGCATATTCTTTTGTTACTTCCTGATCCTTTATTGCGCTCATTTCAAAAACTCCGGCAGTGTGATTGTTTGGTTAAACTCTTTTTTTGTTTCTGTAAAACTTCTGTTCGCATTCTTTACTAGGTTTTCATATAGATCAATCGCTTTCTGTGTCTTTTGTTGTAGTGCTTCCATCACTCGCTCTTGGCCCTCACTTATAACTAGATCAACTGTTACCTCTTGTTTTTGACCAAACCTCCAAAATCTTCGGATGGCCTGATAATACTGCTCATAGCTCCACGTTGGGAAGTAGACAGTATGATTGCAGTGCTGCCAGTTTAGACCCATTGAAGTCATAGATGCTTTTGTAATTAGCCTGTCTATCTCTCCATTAGCAAAGTTTATTAAAATATCCTCCTTTTTTTCTATGCTCATTGATCCGATTATTTCTACCGCGCTTGTATCAAGACGAGATAGCTCCGCGCTTTCATCGTTAGTGTTGCACCAATATACCGATGTTTTTCCTGTTGCCAAATCTACTGCACGTTCACAGCGCTCTAGCGTGGTGTGCTTTTGTTCTTGCCTCACCTCAGTCATTGTTTTAGCAGGCATTACAAACAAAGACGACTGACCACCTACGTTGAATAACTGGCGGTTTATTACAGTGTGTTGACTGGTTTTCAAATCAGGCAATACATAACGCGAGCTATCGAATCCAATATCAGACGGCATCTTTACCATTATAGACCACTGATTTACCCATGCAAAAAAATCTTTCTCGGCATGAGGTTTTAGGTAAAACTTCTCACCGATGTTTCTGTTATTTGAATCCACGCTATTCTGATTTGATTTGAAAAACTTCGTCAGCATATCCATATAACCCATATAGCCAAGCGCCTCTGAGCTATTGCCAAGCTCTATAAAATCATTTGGCGATGGCGTAGCAGTGGATAGATAGCGGTACTTCACGCGCTTCATGAACGCTATAATTGCGTCTCTCGTTGCTCCGTTGAAGTTTTTCAGAATGCTAGACTCATCAAGCATAACGCACTCAAAGTCATCAGGATTAAATAGGTGGAGCCTCTCGTAATTTGCAAGAACAATCTTCTTTGTAAACTTTCCATCCTTCGACTGCTCAATATCGTCAATGCCTATCATTTCAGCCTCTTTGATAAACTGAAAAGCAACAGCCAACGGGGTAAGTATCAGCACTCGCTTGTTGTAGGTCTGCACAACATTGTTAGCTATTGATAACTGTATTAGAGTCTTGCCAAGCCCTGTATCAAGGAATAATCCCTGCCTTCCCTTCTCTACAGCCTTGGCAATTATGTGTCTCTGAAAATCAAAAGCACAGTCCGGTATATAGTTTGCATGAAAACCGCTTTTTCCTATGCTGTGCTTTTTTGACGATATAAAGACATCGTAGCTCTGTCTATTAGATTCTAATGTTTCGATCATTTCTCATCCCTCCAGGATTTGTCAGTGTGTTTAGCGATAAAATCCGGCTTGTCAGGTGGCCTGCCTTTCCGCTTGTCTTGCATTGCTTTGCGTACCCAGTTTCGCCATGTGGCCTCCCAGTCGTTTTTTGTTGCAGCAGCTCCAGACTTGGAAACCCAGTAATCCCTGAAAACATCAGCATTTGATCGTACCGTTTCTGCATCCATGCCATTGTCCATAGCCCAACGGCCCCATGCCATAGGTAATTTCCACTCAGTCGATAAACGTGAGCCTTTTTTGGTTCGCTCGGTCGGTGCTGCGTCAGCAGCAGAGACAAGTCTTTTAATAACTGGTTCTTGGTTCTTGGTTCTTGGTTCTTGGATAGCATTGCGACCGTTATGCGTTTCGGATGCGTTCGCATGGTGTTTTTCCCAGCGTTTACGGGCGCTCTCCTGCGCCTTCTCTGATTTTGTGTGAATTTTGTACAGTTCATCACTTACCCGCTTGTTCACCCATTCGCCATTTTCTAGCTGCGTGAAAAACTCTCGCAATACGACCGCAATGCGTTCGCAATGCGTTCGCATACGTATCAATCTGGCGATTTCATCAATAGATTCAGGCAGTGGAATTTCATTCAAGTACAAAAAATCCAGCATTCTGCGGTACGCTAAATCCTCGATTTCGTCGAGGTGCTGGGTGTGGCCTGCGTAGTCGCCGATGTGGAATTGATAGTAGTGCATCACGATCTCCAGTGATTCTCCAGTTAAGAATCACCGCGCTCCGAGACCTGGAGAGCCATCGCCCACAGGGATCAGTCTGCGGGTGGAGCGGGTGACAGCCTTTCGGCTTCCGGATATTTTACGCCTTCACGTCAATAGCGTCAATCTACTGTGGTTCCCGGCTCAACTCTTAGCACCTCACGGACTTTTCGTAATTGCTCATCAGTCAGCCACAGCCGCACTTCTTTCAGTCCTTTTTCTATTCGCTGCTGGCGTAATCGCTTCATCATGTCGGATTTTGTCATTTAACACCCGCCCTGGTGATGGCTTCTCGCTTCAAAAATTCCCAAGCCATACGAAAGCCCGACTCAAACAAAAAATCCCAGCGTGGGGCTCTCTCCAACTGAGGTCTAGCTTCGTAGAATTTATCTATAGCCTCATTTCTGGCAGATTCAAATTCTATTACACTTTCCTCATATTTGCTCATTTCATACCTCCTGCCTTGGCGATGGCCTCAATGGTGCGCTGAATTGGTCTGGTTAGTTCTTGATGTTCTATAAGCGCAGCCAGCAGCTCGGCAACCTGCGCTTTGTAATCAGCACACGCGGCATCAGCATGAGCAAGATTTGCTTCCAGCTCCGAAACCTGCGCGGCTAAGCGGTCTCGCTCTGCCTTTACTTTTGGCAGTTCCCACAATTCGCTGCCTGTCATTTCACCGTTAGCCATAGCAACCAGCGTCTCAGTGTCTACGCCTGCACAAGCATTAACGCAGGCGACTATGCGGATTGCGTCTACTTTCTTGCAATCCTCTGCGACGAACCACTTCGAATGATGTGGCGCGATTATGCCGTGCAGGCCTTCTGGCAGGCCATGGCTCTGAATAGCCCACGGTTCCGGTGTATGTTGTGGGGTCATACGTTATCTCCCTTTCCTTCCCAGTCATGCCGCGTGTTTAGTCGATCAGGATGCCGCCAGATAAAAGGCTGGGCTTCGTTTGGCAGGTTGTCGTACCGAACCCAGCACAGATTGCCGTCAACCCTAACGATTTCGAATCCAATCTCGCCCATGTAAATGGATTGATATACGCCCCTTGTTCCTGCTTTTGGTGTATTAGTCATACGTTGTCTCCTGTGTGACGTAAAACATCGCGTCTTTTGATGTCTAATTAGTGTTATACACCTTCTTTTGTGGCCTCAATTAGTTCGGCGCGGCTCTTATGTACTGCACAGTTTTTTCCACTGTACTCAGGCGTACTTATATATGGGCATCCACCAATACGCAGGTATTCTGGAACGGGGTATTGGCAAGTCCCGCAAGTGTCTCCAACTTTTGGTGCGTCAAAAAATACGCATGTGCTACAACTTTTCATAACATATCCTCGGTGTATAACAACTCGTTCAAAGTCGCCAGCAAGCTGGCTGGACGCTGCGCCTTCGGCTTGCGCCCTTTAACTCAATGGTTATATGTCACTAGATTGCATGGGCGCTGGCATTTCATCGTCGTCATACCTATCTGTTTCGTATGGGTCAACGTATCCGAGAACTACGCACGCCTGACTAACTAGCCGCATATCGCCTGCTGCCATAACTGTGATGATGTTGTATAGCTGGCGCAATGCCATGCCTGCATCTTTCATCCCGTCAATACAATCGAACGTCATTTTTCCGTCTTTTCCGATCAAGTGCGCCAGTGATCCACTCATGTAATTTCCTCTTTAATTGGTGTTCGTGACATATAACAACGCAATCAAGCTGGACAGCCTAACGGCTGCCGCTTATTGCAGGGGTTATGCGTCAAGCGTGCTGGCAGCAAGCCTCGCATATAGTACCATTCGGTATCTTTTCATGCGGGGTAAATACTCCGCCACAATCTTTGCATACTCGCTCACTGGACTTAATCCTGCGCTGCATTTCATTGCGCATTGCAATTATATCGTTTATCTCGTTCTGATCTTCCGCGAAATCCTGCATTTTCAATGCAATATCGCAAAGAGAAACAATGCTTTTTTCTAACCAGTTCTTAATGCCTTTCATGCTTATTTCCTCGTTTTAAGTATTTCGTACTGTGCTTGTTTACGCATAACAAGTCATTCAACGCGACTCGCTACGCTCTCGCGTTAATTCCAGTGTTATATCTCGCAATTATCAGCGAACCATTTAGCCATTCGCCTGCCTTTTTCTTCACATACCTGTATGCGCTCTTTCGTTGCAAACTGGTATCCCCTCCCTATTAACTTCTCATTCAACCTTGTTAGTTCTTCATCTGTCATTCGCATCAGCTTTCTTTGGCGAGCGAGATATAACAACTCGCTAGAGGTCGCGCCGTTGGCGCTGGACTCGTTCTTCGCTTCGCTCATCTCTCGCCCCTCAGCTCTGGGTTATACGGCATTGTCATTCTGTACTGGCGTTAGTATTTCACCAGCATTGTTTTCATCCAGTTTCTTTTGTTCATCTCGTTTTTGTTTTTCATAGGTATCGCTACTGCAATACCCGTTACCAACATCCATTGGCTCATAAACATAAACGCCATTGCTGTTATAAAATCCCATAAACCACCTCAATAATTAAAATGCCGTATAACAACTCATTCAACCGGACGCTTCGCGCCGGTTAGCTTGTGGTTATGTTTCAATGTACCTGCTACCAAGCTAAACAGCACTATGTAATTACCGAGGATCACCCCTCTGCCCATGATCTGTCTATTGGTACTACGGTGTCAGGTCGCCATGACCTGTCAGTAATCCCTTGATGACTGTTTTGGTGTCGGAGGCGTATAACCTGCTACCATGCTGTCAAACCTGCTAAGTTCTCCTCTGTGCAATAGTCGGCAATCTCCAGTCTTTGAGTGCCTATGCTTTGCAACAACAACCTTCGTCACTCCTTCGTCTGGTGTCTTGGTTACGAAGGCAACTACGTCAGCATCCTGTTCAATCTCTCCACTGTCTCGCAAATCGGACAACCTTGGGTCACGGTCTGACTTGTCAATCTCTCGATTTAGCTGTGCCAAAACGATAACTGGAATATCCAGCTCCTTCGCCATTTCCTTGCACTGTCTGCTAATCTCTCCAAGCTCCTGTGAGCGGGTAGAGTTTTTAGTGGATGACGTTCTTACCAACCCAATGTAATCCAGCACGATGCAATCTATTTTGTTCATGCGCTTCTGGAATCTGGCAATCATTCTTATTTGCGATATTCCAAGTCCTCCCTTGTCGCAGACGTAAACAGGCATCTCTTTAATCTTGGTAACGCCTACAGTCAGGTTTTGCGTGTGGTTCTCAACCTTCCCGCTGTCGATGGCAGACAAGGGGATACGCCCGACACTGGATAACATCCGGCGCGTCAGTTCCAGCGATGACATTTCTAGAGAGAATACCAGCGACCTTGTGCCATGTGCTGCGGCATTTTCTGCAATGTTCATCGCCAAGGTTGTTTTCCCTGTGCCAGGCCTCCCAGCTATCACGACCATGTGACCGCCGCGCATACCGCAGATAATCGCGTCGAGGTCTGGGTATCCAGTCATCAAGCCTGATACCTTGCCGCCTGCATCCATTCGCGCCTGAATGTCGTTTATAAGTGTTGGCATGTGGTCAGCAACAGTCCGCACATCTATCGGGCTGGATATTTCAGACACTCTGACAAGGTCTTGTTGGCAGGTGTTTATCATATCAATCGGGTCAGTCTTTTTGGTTATTGCAGTCAGTGATGCGGTCAGTGATGCCGTTAGCTGTCGTAGCTGTGATAGCCTCCTGACTTCCTGAGCGTTGATCTGGGCGCTTTTGTAGCTTGCTGCCTCTCGCTGTATGCTGGCTGCCTCGTAAACTGTTGGCTGCCCACCTGACAGGGTTTCACGTTTGGCTGCTAGTGACAGAACGTCTACAGGTTCACCGGATGCCCTGACTGACATGATGATAAAAAACAGGTCGCGGCACACTTGGCTAGTGAAGTCATTAGGGTGAACGATAGCGCTGATAGCTTCCACGGAGTCATTGTGTATCAGCATAGCTCCGATGCAATACCGCTCTGCGTCTTGATTGTGTAGGTCAGTCATACGATCCCTCGATTATCTTTACAAACTTGTTTTTAGTGGTCAGAAAGTCAAAGTCTGCTTTCCAGTCTTTTTTCCTTCCCATCATAAAATCACTCTTTCGTACATCTTCAAAGTATGCTTTCCAAAACTCAAGACTTGAGTAGGTAGGCTTGAGTGATGAGCATGATCTAATTGCTGACTTGCGTTTATCCGTAATCATACGTACCGCTGCTAACTCTGGAAGGATTGAGTTATACAGGTCAGCTATTGCTTGATAGTCAGGATGATGCTTGTCATCGCCAGATGACGAAAGTGTTTTAATATTGGTTAGTGGTTCTTGGTTAATGGTTAATGGTTTATGGTTAGGTGGAGCTTCGTGCTCAACCGTTGACGCACCGTTCACGCTTCGTGCTTTTGACTCTCTTTTCTTTGCCTCTCTTTCCTCTGCAATCCTTTTGTTTATAAGGGCTGTAGCATGGTATTGTTCTATTTCCTCCGCTATCCTGTTTTGTCTGTATGTCCCATCAACAAGATCAAAAAACTTTGATAAAACAAAGTCTACGGCAGTAATTTCATCAACAGATACAGCCCAACACCAATCAATAGCCTCATCTCGTGTGGGGAATCTTTCACGGTCATAGCACGC